TTGCCGCGTAGTGGCTCGGCGACTCCTGGAAGCCCCGTCTTCTCTGCCGCCCTGATGTACGGGCTTGTGCGCAGCAGCTCGCCGATGAAGATCTCCAGGCGGTTCTTCGCTCCGAGCTCGCCGCCGCGAATGACGTAGCTGGGTGACCCATCGACGCGGTAGAGCTGATCGAACGCGACGTTCTTCCCGGCGACCTGGTTGAGCACGGACTGCGCGATCGGCGACCACGTCCCAACCAGCGACTGCGGCCCGCGGTACTGCAAGGCGTTGAAGAACGGGTTCAAACGGACGGCGTCGAACTTCTTCTTCGCGTCCTTGGTGTAGAAGTTGCCGACCTCCCACGGAGGGATGTCGGTACCGAAGATCCTCTCGAGCTCGTCCCGTTGTAGACGCCCGAGCTGCGTCAGGATCGACAGCATGATCGGGTGCTCAAAGGGCATCGTGTAGAACGCGAGCCTGGTTGAGAATCGCAGGAACCCGTAGAACATCACCGCCCGGCTGAAGACGCGGCGCTCCCTTGCGGTGTAGCGCGTCCAGTTGCCCAGGAAGCTGTCGACCTTCGCGGCGTGGCGCTCCATCGCATCCGCGTCACGGAGGATCGCGCGCATGATGTCGTCGGGCTGGGACGCCTTCAGCGTGTTCGCGAGCCGCGATTGCAGCGCCATGATCTGCCCGGCGTCCTGGCCCATCTTGCGGTATGCCTCACGCTTGACGCTGTTGTAGAGCACCGCCTTGCGAAACGCGTTGTTCTGCGCATTGTCGGCACGGAACAGCAGATCCAGCGGGTTGGCCTTGTGGGCGTACTGGTAGAAGCCGGTTTCCTTCAGCGCGCGGTAGGCGTTGACCAGCTTCGCGTCGCTCGCTGCACCCAGACGGCGCTGATCGTCAAACCAGCGGGTGATCCCCACCACAGGCTCGATCGCTGCCTGCTCGTCGGGGCTGAGCTTGCGCCACCAACGCTGCGCCTTGATCACATCCCCAGGCCCCGTCCCCGAAAGCCCGGTCATCAGGGCGTTAGATGCGACCTGGAACTGAAGCCACGCCGGGTTGGCCAGAAGGACGCGGGAGACCTTGCCCTTCGCGATGTCATACGAACGCGCGACCTTGCCGGAGGGCTTCAGGTCGGCGTGGATCTCGTCGTAGACCTCCTTGGGAACAACCGACCAGCCCTTCGAACTCGCGAAGTCCTCCGGTGACGTGCTCAAGCGACCCAGGTCGGCGGTGCTGTCGGACAGCGCGTCGGCGACACCACGGCTTTCCAGCGTGACGTCCTGGGCCTCCACGTCTGGCCCCTCGAGGCTAGACGCTCGCTTCTGGGTCGCGCGGTAGCGGCCGGGGTTCCAGAACGCGACGCTGCCCGGATCGACCCCGCGCGCCTCGAGCTCGTCGCGAAGCTCATTGAGCGTCTTGCCCTTCGACCACCCGAACGCGTTCTTCTCGAACGTGTCGGCGACGAGGTTCCAGTTGTACTTGCGCTTGATGTTCTGCGCGACCCCGCGGACGTGAACCATCGGGTCCGAGCTCTCCCGGCCAGTGCGAGTCAACGCACCCGTATACGGCTTCGGGGGCTGGACGGCCCTCGAGCCTCCCGCGGCGAAGGACCCGAACACACCCTGCGGGCGCTTCTCCGAACGAAAGTAGCCAGGACGATCAAGCCCCGCCCGCGTGTGGGCCTGCTTGACGCGACGCAGGAACTGGGCGTTTGACTCTCCCTCGACACGCTTGACGCCGAGCATCTCCGCCTGCGGGGCATACGTCCGCTGACGTGCCTGCTCTCCAGACACACCAGGGTCCCCGACTGCGGCGCGCTCCGTACGGCGCCGCTCCGTGCGCACGGCCTCCCTTAGTCGCGGCGTGAACGCCTTCTCGGCGTTCTCAAGCAGGAAGTCGATCTCGGCGAGCTCGTCGTTGCGAACATGAAGCTTGCCGCCGCGCTCGGCGGTCTTGCGGCCCTGCACGATGTTCTCGCGCTGCCTGGTCAGCCACGTCCGGGCCGCCCGTGGGCTCGCGACACCGAGCTGCATCGCGTACTTAAACGCGCGCTGCTCAGGCTTTGAGAGACCCTTGACCGTCTGGGTGGCCGCGATCGTCTGCGCCTGCTGCTCAGCCTTCATCCGGCGAACCGTGCGCCCCTTGTCGGTCGCGACGAGCTTGCGCTGGGCGCGCTTCTGGGCCCCACGGCGAATGTAGGTGACCTCGCCGCTGGCAGCCGCTTCGCGGATCTCAACCGGGGCGCTCTCGCGCTTGGCGCGACGCGCCTGGACCTTCGCTCGCGCCTTGTCCGTCGCAGCGCGCGTCACGTTGCGCCCAAAGTTCGCACTGACGGGCTGCTCCACAGCCTTGCCGCCGGAGACACGAAGCTTCGGTCTCGCGGTGGCGACGCGCTGCGCGCGAGCACCTAGCTTCCCTGCCTTCGCTGCTGCCTGAGCGACGCGGCCAGTGGCAGCACCACCGGCACTCGAGGCGGTGGCGATGTCGAAGACCTCCGGGGCGACGCCTTCTTTCTGCAGCCGCTCGCGAAACTTCTTCTCATCGCCCTCGAGCAACGGGCCGTAGCGACGGGCGTAGTCCTTGCCGATCGCCTTGGCTGCACCCTTGGGGTCGGTTGCGACCTTCACCAGCCCCGCGGGTATCGACACGATCGACTCGGCGGTGTCCTTGGCAAGCTTGGGCAGCTGCTTCTTGGGGTCCTGGCCGACCACGGACCCAACGTTGAAAGCGACCTTCGCGGGGGTCCCACTCGCCACACCAGCGACACTGGCACCGCCCGTGCTTGACGCGAGGCGAGATGACTTCCCGCCAGGCTTGCTGGGCTTGCCGTACACCTTGCGCGCGACGCTCTTCGCCGGATCATCCAGCGCCTTGGCGCCCTCCCTTGCGAGCTTCACCGGCACGGCGATCGGCGCCTTCACGACGTCCTCGGCGACATCAGCGGCCTTGTCCAGCAAGCTGCGCTTCTTAGGCTTCAGCAGCTTCGTAGCGGCAGGGCCCGCGAGCTTCGTGCTTGGCTTGACCGCCGTCAGACGCTCCCGTGCCTCACGGGCCTTCGCGGAGGGCTTAGGGGCGGCAACGTACTTAGGGACCTTCTTTGTCGGCCTCTTACCTGGACGCTTGCGTGCGGGCTTGCGCGACACGACGATCGCGTTGCCCTTCGGGTCGCGAAACGGCACCTAGCCACGACCCTTGATCGGATAGCCCATCGGGTTGACCTTGTAGCCACCGGCGTGAAGCTTCTTGACCGTGTTCGGATGCAGGTAGCCCATGTACGCGATGTCCAGCGCGGCGGACACCAGCGCCGGGTCCAGAGCCTTGGGGTCGTTGAGCAGGGCGCGCGCCGCCTTTTGGCGACTGTGCTTGCCCGGCTTGATGATCCACTCCGGCTGATCGGGCGTCACCTCGTCATCGACGAACTTGGGGTTACGGACACCCTTGCCGGCTCGCAGCGTCTTCGCGAGCTCGATCGTCCGCCCCACCCCAGCACGGGCCTTCGCCTGCGCAGCGTCAGGCTGCCACTTGACCTTGCTCTTGCCCTTCTCACGTGCGGCGGCATCCGCTCTCGCGTTGTCAGCGGCAGTATCGGACGCATCGAGCTCAAAGCGCTGCGCGGCGAGCTGATTGTCGAAGCTCTGGTTGGCCTGGTCGGCCTCGAACTTCGCGGTGTCGAGGCCAAACGCCTGGTTCTCGAGCACCGCCTTGCGCGCCTGGTCACGCGCGTCGCTCTCAAACCCGGTGCGAAACGCCCCGATCTCACGATCAAGGTCATCCCGGCGACGCTGGGTTTGCGCCAACCCTTGAAGTCTCTGGCCCGGACCAACGACATGCGCAAGGTTCGACGCGTAGTTCCCAGCGTTGGCCCCCAGCTGCTGGGACTGCGCCATGAAGTTCGCCAACAGCCCCTGCCGGGTTGATGCCGCGCCACCCGCAACCTGCGCGAGGTCCGGGGATACCTGCATCCCCCTCGCCGTCGCGTCCTGCACCGACGGTGCCAGCTGGTTGGCGAGCGTCTGGGTGTCCAGGCCCCTGGCCGCCTGACTGATTCCTGCCAGCTGCTGCTGAGCCTGGGCGTTCTGGCCAAGCACGTTCTGGCGATGCCGAGCGAGCTCCTGGACATACGTGTCATACCAGCCGCCAACATCGCGCTGGCGCTGGGCCTCCTTGGCCTGCGCATCGGGACCGAACTTCGTGGTGACCGCCGCCTCACGCTGATGCGCAAGCTCCCGCCTACTGATGTCAGAGCCCGGGACGATCGGCTGGGCCAGCCGCTTGTTCTTGCGGCGTTCCGCCAACAGGGCGGGGGTGAGATCAGCGTCCTTCAGCGAGGCGCGGGTCGCCGGGTTCTTCGACAGGCGGGCGACGCGCTGTTTGCGGCTCTCAGCCACCGCGCTTCATGTGCTCCGCAAGCAGCTTACGACGACGAACCGTGCCCTGAGGGACTCGCCGCGAGCGATAGGACTCCGAGAAGGCCGGCATCCCCTTGCTGCGGGTCTCATCGTCCCAACGCTTCGCGATGCCGGGATGATTGGCACGCATGAACTGCTTCTGCTTGACGCTCTTGAACGGCACCGTTACCTCTTTCTCACGAACACCTTGCGGTCCTTGTAGATGTGCCACTTGCCAGGGTTGCCCTTGCTGTCCTTGCCCTCCACGACCTGAGGCTTCTCCCCGGCCGGCTTTGAGGGAGGCGTCGGCTCATACAGCGGGTTCTCCTGCGCACGACCGACGCTCTCGCTCAGAGCGCTCCCAGCCCCAAACTCGTAGTCCGCCAGGGCCCTACGGCGACGATCACTGATGTCACTCAGCGACCCCGTCAGCGCTTTCTGCAGGCGATCATCGCCCTGCTGGAAGTTGACGTCGTCGCGATCCAACGCGGTCTGCAGCGCCCCGGCGTACAGCTGGCCCCTAGAGGCCATGCTGTTCGTCGTCGCGGACTTGGACTGCTGGTAATGCTTGCGCAGCAGCGCCGCCTGGCTGAACGGGTTATTGGGGTCAAACGCGAGGCTCGAGACACCACCAGACGCGTCGAAGCTCGCGTTGTAGCCGTAATCCGACAACGCACGCGTCTGCTCCCCCGCAAGACCCGTGAGCGCGTCGTCCCTGCTGCGCGCCAGCCCGCCAAGCTGATTCTGATAGACCGGGTCGACCGGCAACGGGGCAGGCCCAGCGGGAGCACTAGGGGCTGCAGTTGGGGTGGGGGCGTTCGTGCGACGAGGGACCCTGACGGTCTCTCCCCGGTAGACGTGATAGGGGCCGCGTTCGTAGTACAGCTTCCCCGCGCGGGGGTTCGTCGTCGTGTTGCGCTTCACCGGGCCCTGCGGCTGCCAACCCTTGGGCATCTACTTGCCGACCCACCCGGTGTTCGTGTTCACGCCGCTCTCCTTGACATACAGGGTTGTTCCCGCGCCGCCCGCGCGATTGAGATACAGGGCGCCGGGGGACCCCATGACGACGCCGTTGGGGTCACCCGATCCGCGCGCCAGGACACCACGGAGATCCAGCGATGCTGCGGCGATCGTCTCAAGCGCGTGGCGTGTCGCGTTGTCGGCTACGGACGCGGTCTCTAGCGGAAGCGGCACACCAAGCCCCTTTACGTCATTCGTTTGCTTTGGCGAATCGCAGCGCTATAGTCCCGGCACTAAAGCGCCCCCGCACCGCAATCAAACGGCCGGGGGCATGGCACCAGGGAACGGAGATCCCCGATGCACCCCAAGCGTATCGCCATCCTCATCGCGCTAGCCACGGGCATCTTCGCCCCGTCAGCTCACGCGCTGACCTTCACCGAGCAACAGAAGCTCTCCCACGCACTGCCCACCGCCCGGGCGGCATGGCCAACCAGCCCATGCGCCGGCCGCGAAGTCATTCATCTCGCCGTCGACCCGCAGGTGATCCGCGAGAAGTCCCCCGACGGCCGTCACTACGAAGGGCTGTCGCTTGCAGCTACCTGCGAGGTATGGCTGATCGCCGGCATGCTCGACGAGACGTTCTGCGGCGTCCTTGTCCACGAGCTCGGGCACCTCGCGGGCTATGACCATGCGGCCCCGTTCGCGATCATGACCGACGCGTTCGGACACTACCCGCCATGCGACCTTGCGATGAGACCCACCATCGACGAGCAGCTGCGCGACGCGCTACCCCACAACGGGGAAGGCTGGCGAATTGGCTGCCACCGGCCGCGCGACGTGTACCTGCGATGCTCGGCGACACGCAAGGGATTTCGCAAGCGCATCCTGTGGTTTCACAGCCGCCACGGCGGCGTGAGCTACAAGATCCTGCGCTAGAACGCGCGGGTCCACACCCACAGATGGCGGTCCTTGACGGTCACCGTCCCCGACGACGCCTTGAACTGCACGCTGACGTTGTAGCTACCAGCGGCTGCCACCAGCACCGCGACACCACCACCCGCATCGGTGATGTTCAGCCCTCCGCCGACCATCATCCCGGTCGTCACATCCCCGCTATAGGCGCCCAGTGCCGTCGTGCCGGTTCCCATTCCCTTGGCGAGGTTCGGGGCCGTGAACAGCGGCACGTAGCGGTCCGCGTTGCCTCCACCCAGCGTCGTTTCGACGGTCGTCGTCGCTGTCTGCGACTGACGCACGACCTGCGACCCGCCGAGAAACAGGCCGGCCGTCGCAGCACCGTTGACCGATTCCTTCCACGTCGCCTGATAGACGACCAGGATCAAGCCGCTTGTGGGCAGATCGACGCTTGCGACCTGATCGGGGCCGTTTGTAAGAGAACCGTAGGTGGTGTCGGTTCGCGTCCCCGCGACCGCCTCTTCGAAGACACCACCGCCGACCTGCGCGCCCTGCGTCAACCCAAGCTTCTGTAGCAACGCGACCGTGAGATTGGCCTCGTCGATGCTCGCCGAGCTCAGGAACACCTCGAGGTCATCGAAGGGGCCCTTGATGTCGGCCATGTTCGCCGAGGCGCCGCCGGTGAGGTTCGCTGGGTCCCCCGTCGTGTACGCAAACGCGGTCATGTGTGCTCCACTGACTCCACTCGCTTCTCACGCAGGTGCTTTGCGACGCGATGAATGCCCCACGAGGAGGACGCCGCGTTGTTCGCGAACTCCGTCGAGAACGCGGTTGCCCTGACCGCCTTGCGCGACAGCACGCTGTTGATCTGCCCGACTCCAGGCCACACACCGTTGTTCAGGGCGATCCAGTCCGCCCAGGTGCCCGACGTCGGCCACGTCGCCGAACCGGCGAAGATGACGGTGTCGACCTCCGTCGGGGTGGTCTCGAAGTCCTTGCTGTAACGGACCGTCGCCGCACCAGATCCCCACAGCTTGCTCTCCCGAACCGTCTTCACTGCCGGGTCGCCGTAGTCGCCCCACCCCGACCGCCAACGGCTCGTGATCGCCACGGCGCTGTCGTCATCGGCGCTCGTGGACAGCCGCCCAACCTTGTTCGCCCCGGTGCTGTAGCCGAAGTGAAGCTCAGGAAGGTCGCCGCGGCGAAACGCGACCAGGGCGCTGGCGGGAATGTCGAACAGGCTCCACCACCCATGCTCGGTATCGAACACCAGAACCCTGTCGTTCGCGGATGCCACACCGGTCGGGAGCGCGAGATACAGCAGCTCGTCGGCCTCGTTCCAGGCCATCCGCGCCAACGCGATCTGGGCGGCGTTGAGGACCTCTGATTGGAAGTACACCTCGACGTCCCCGGTCCAGATCGGGCCGATCTTGCCGGAGATCAACTTCGGCTCCCCGCCAGTCGTGACGTACACCCCACCGCGGTCCATGAAGTACACGCCGTCGCGTGCCGGCGCAACAGCGAGCTTCGCTGCCAACCCAACTCCGGTGTTGACCTCTCGGTAGTTGAAGACCGGTAGGCCGGCGGCGTCCGTGGATTCCCCGTAGATCACGAAGAACTTCGTCTGCTTGAACACGAACACAAGCTCGCGCCAGCGGACGGCGTTGAGGATCTGCTCGCCGTCTCCGGGGGTCAGGTCGATGAAGTTGCGGCCCCTGCCAGACGACCCGTCGGTCTCCCACGTCTCGGGCAGCCCAGGGTTTGAGAAGTGCACTCTGCTGGGGTTGCTGGTCGTACCGCCCGGTCCGTTCGTCGTCGCGGTGCCGTAGGCGGTCGCGACGAGGCGGTTCGCGGCGTTCGTGGAGCTCGAGAGACCGGGGGCGGCTGCGGTGACCGTGACCGCGCCGGCCTTGGGCATCGCCGCGCTGCCGGCCCCGTTGACCGTCGCCGAGCTCGCCCCCGATGACCAAGCCGACCCGCTCCAGCGTTGCAGCGTGTCCGTCCCGTTGGCCGCATAGGCGAACTCCGATCCCGGCGCGGCCGTCCTAGCAAACACGTACGGGCCACCCGCAAGCCCCGTCTGCGATGCCACGACAGCCCCAGCCGTGCTCAGCGCCTCAAGCCTCGTCCCGCACCCCGCGAGGAGCTGCCTGGTTCCGCTGGCGGTGTAGAACACGCCGAGGCTATCCACACGGTTGGTTAGGGCTGCGGTGAGATCGACGTAGCCGTCGCGTTGCTGGATCGCGCCGCGCTTGGTGAACGTCACGTTGAGCAGGTCGATCGCTTCCGCGTCGCTGACGACGTCGGCCTTGTCGCGAAGATTCAGGCCCCCGGCGAAGCTCTGGAACTGATACGGCGTGTAGCCCTCTCTGGCCATCACCAGTCCTCGCTGGCGAACGTGAGGACCTGCAACGACTGGTTTTGGCGGTTGCGCGCCGCGTAGATCTCCATCATCCGGCCGACGCGCGCGTTGACGTCGCTCTGAAGCGCCGCTGCGGCCTGGTAGTTGTCGGAGTCCTTGTACGCCTGGATCACCGCGAGGTCGATCCACACCGGGTGATAGCGCTCGGGGATCAGCGGCGTGTCCGAGCCAGCGGTCAGCTGGGGGCTGAACCGGACGTAGCGCACCAACAGGCTCGCCGAGGACACGGGGTAGGTACGCAGGGTTGTCGTGCCGTCAAGCCACCACGAGTCGGCCGTCCCAGCGGTCGCCACGCCTGCGTCTCGGTCGACGACATCCCTCGCGTCGACCCCGGCAAGGATCTGGTCGGCGTCTTGATCTACGACGTAGAGCACGGACTTCAGGTCGCTGATCGTCAGTGGCGCCGATCCGGTCGTGGTGGTCTCTAGCCACGGCCATGGGTACTCATCCTCGAGCTGATTGCGGGCGTTGTTGAGCATGATGTCCATGCGCGGGGCCGACAGGTAATCGAAGCCCCTGTCGCCGAGCTCAGCGCGGGCGGCTGCGAGGTCCACGACCCCTCCTACCGGCGACGTTCTGGTGCCACGCCGAATCGCGGTTCATGCTGATGCTGGCCGATGTCACCTTGCGGTAGTGATCGACGATCTGCTCCTGACGATCCCGACGCTCGGTGACCTTGCGACGCTCAAGCTCCTCCTGGGCCTTGCGTTGCATCTGCTCACGCAACCTCGGGACGCTCGCGTTCCACATGTCCATCGCCTTCAGACGATCCAACAGCCCACTGGGTGGGTAGACGAACTCCCCTTCGGGTCCGCGAACGGGGAACACGCTCCACGGCGCGTTCTCGTTGCACCTCACGACGTGGTAGTAGCCCGGCTCCAACGGGGTGCCGATCACCACATGCTCAGGGGCCCGGACCATCTTCAGCAGCGGATCGAGACGCTTCAGCTCCCTCGTCCACTGCTCGCACACGCGGTCGGAGTAGCACGCCCTCGTGAGCTCGGCGTTGTGTTGCTGGCGCTCCGCCACCAGCCTCTCGTGAACCTGCGGTGGGACGAACAGCCGTGGCATCTACAGCGAGCCGACGGCCGTCACGTCGATAAAGCACCCGGTCGGGAACGCTTCGCTGTTCGTCTTCTCCGACAGGGCGGTACCAGCCGCCGAGCCCTCGAAGAACACCAGCTTGCCGTTGGCCTGATCCCAGCTCACCGGGCACCCGGTCGACAGGGCCGAAGCCATCGCAACAGCCCCGTGAAAGATGATCTGCTCGACCTTCTTCAGGCCGAAGTTGCTGGCCGCGATCGTCTCCCCGCCGGTCGCGTAGTTGCCGCTGAACGTCAAGCGGCGGGGGCGGACCTTCTTGTTGCCCCATACCGTGTCCTGCGCCCCCGTGATCTTCGCTGCTGCTACAGCCATGCTGGTCTCCTATTCGACTCTGGTTGAGTGCCCCTTCAGGGGCAGACAAAAGGGGCCGGGAACTGCTCCCGGCCCCTGTGCGTCTAGGCGGTCAGGGCGGTCGCCCCGGCCAGGCCGTTGCGTCGCTGCGCACCGATCTGAAGCGGGAACACGACCGCGTCCTTACCGGTCGTGGTGCCCGCAGCCCACTGCGTCTGGCCGTTGCCGCCGAACACGTCGGTCGCCCACTTCGGGCCATCCCACGCCCCGGTGATCCGGCACAGATCGCTGAGCGTCAGCGCCCACCAGTCGCTGTCCAGCACATCCGGGAACGCGTCGACGACCATCCCGTTCCAGCGCAGGCGGCTGACCGACCCAGCCGCGAGCTCACGGTCACCGGAGAAACGCACCTGGTTTTGCAGCAGGCTGTAGAAGTTGGCCTCCTGCTTGAGGCCCGTCCACACCTGCGTCTCTGACTGCCCCGTACGCTGACGCACCTGACGGGACAGGTTCAGCGCCAGATCCAGGCTGAAGACGCTGGTTGACGTGTCCCTCGCCGCAGCGGCCCAGAACTCCTCCCCCGCGTTGGCGGGGTTCAGGCCACCAAGCGCACCCGACGTGTTGACGATGTTCCTGAGCCCGTTCATCTCCGGGTTCGCGGCAGTCGCCGAGTTCGGGTTGGCGATGTACACGAAATGCGTACCAGACGTGGTGGAGATCGACGTCCCGATCGTGATGTCCGGATCGGTCGGGTCGTCCTTGATCGCGGTGACCTCCGCAGCTGTCACTAGCGCATCGGTGTCCGCCGTCGTGCCGATATCCACCACCGACCCGACACCCAGCCAGCCGCGGACGATCGCGTCATAGCCATACGCCGTGCCCGAAGGGCTTGGCAGCAGCTCGACCGTCGTCGAAGCACCACCCGTATCGCACTGAGCGACGATCCCGTCGCCGTTGGTCATCAGCTGCCTGACGGCCTGATGGCGAACGTTCTCAACCGCGTTCTCGATCTCCAGATCCTTCGCCGACACCACCGACTGCAGCGTCGCGCCACCCGCCTGCGCGAGCGCGCTGGCATCAAGCTCGACCTGCAACCAGTGGTAGACCAGCGTGTACGTCGCCTGGTCGACCAGCTGCTTTCCGGCGGCGTTCAGCGTGCCGCCGCCCGCCCCGACTGACGTGTAGCCGCCGAGGTTGCGTCCCTTGTGGATCGGCACCTGCGCCTGCTTGCCGATCATCGTTGCCTTGACCTTCTCCAGACGCGTCAGTGGGCCGTTGTCGGCCTCGAACTGCTTGACGATCGTCTGGGAGGTCCAGTTCTCCTTGAGCACGTCAAGGAGCGTCGTGGCTGTCTGAGCCATTCGGTTTTCCTCTTTCGTTTGTTGGCCCAGACAGCCGGTGCTACTGGTCTGCCTGCAGGCGACTCATCGCGTAAGCGACGCGGCCCTCGCGGGTAGACCTGTCGACCGTCTGGACGCCCTCTTGCCCATTCGCTGGAACATGCGGGGCGCGCTTGGATGACGCCCAACGCTTCTGGCGGGCCTGCTCCCACTCCCGAAACTGCTCATGGGCGCCCTGGATGTCCAAGTTGCCCTCGCTGGTTCTCGGGAGCACGATCGCCGACCGGAAGATCCAGTCCTTGTCTTGCTCATCGAGGTCGGGAAGGGCGTCCAGCTCACGCTCAGCGGTGGCGGTCATCTGCTCGACGAGCTGCTGCTGACGCGCCTGCTGGTTTTGGGACTCCATCTGAGCCTTGATCGCCGCTACCTCCGCGGCGAGCTGCTCGGTCGGGTCCTCGAACCCCTCCTCCTCCTCTTCCTCAACGAACTGCAGCCCCAGCGCCTGCGCCGCCTGCGTTCTCGCGTCGGCGTCGTCGGACTTCAGGGCCTCGATGAGGCGTTCGCGCTGCGCGAGCTCCTGCGTGGCCCTCGTGTAAGCGGGCTGCAGGTCGTCGTAGCGCTTCTTCCAGTCTTCGACTGGGGCGTCGGTCCCTTGCGGGGTGTCGACAGGGGCAGGCGTATCCTCAACGGGGGCCTGCGGCGCGTCCTCGGCCATGACCGGGACTCCTTTCTATGGGGCGGGTGCCTGACGGCGTGTCCGCGTGATGAAGGCCAGGTGCCCTGCGGCGTGTCTGGCCCTAGACGATCAGGTGCGGCCTGCTCGCTCTGCTCTGGCGGCCTGCCACCTTGAAAGATCGGTACCGACGTTCGCGTAGACGCTGTACACCAGCACCACCCACACGGCGTCTTGCAGATCAAAGACGAACACCGCAACCCCGGCGAGCAGCCAGAACGCTGCGCCCGCGAGCGCCAGGTGCTCCCAGAAGCGCTCAGCCATCTGGCTGGCGCTGATCAGGCAACGGCTTCTCGCGCACAGGTCTGGCGGCGTTCTCCATCCCTTGCTCTGCGGCCTGGGCGTTCTGGGCCTCGAGCATCCGCATCTGCTGCTGAGCTTCGAGGAACTGGATGCCGCGCCAGATCTGCTTGGCGACCTCCTGCAACCCTGGGTCAAGCTCGTCGTACTCGTGGGTCTTCATCCAGTCACCCAGGACGTTGCGCCACACCTCGAGGTTGTCGACCTCCGAAGGCATGTAGGACGGGACCTGCATCGGCTCGCCCGTCATGGGATCAGGCTCTTCGCGGGCGGGCATATCCAGCACCGTCTGGTCGCGGATCTTCTGGATCACCCGGTTGATCCTTGCGATGTCAAGCTCGTAGGACTCGATCAGCTTCTCGGCGGTCCCACCGTTGATCGCGGCCATCGCCTGCATCGGCGTCACCCAGCCACGATCGGCGAACGCAAGAACCTGGTTGGTGATCTGCTGCTTGGTGCGAACCTCCAGGGACTGCGGGAACACCCTGACGTCGACCTGGTCGAGCAGCTGGGCGCCCTGGAAGTCGGGGATCAGGTAGGGGCCGCTGGTGCCCTGGATCGCCAGGAGCCTGGGTTCCTGGTAGTGGCGCTGGACGAGCATCAGGCAGTGGCGGGCAAGACGGCTGTGGAACTCGGCGAGGTCCCCCAGGAACTCCTGCCAGCGCAGGTTGGATTGCTCGATGACCGCCTGGATCGTCTTCGCAGCGACGTCCGCTTGGGCTTCGATCTGCTCGTCCGCGGCGACGTCTCGCGCGAACTGCTGGATCTCGCGAAGGATCTGAAAGAGCTCTGCGGGGATCTGCGGGGGCTTCTCCCACTCCGGCGGCGCGAACCCAGCCTTGTAGTACGTCACGGCCCCCGGCACGTCGGTGGGACGGTTGAGCAGCGACTGCGCGACGGCTTTCATCTGCGGGTGAAGGC